CATTCACGCGCACAGACGGCCCCGCCATTACGCTGAACCAGCGGTTACGAACGGAATCTTCATGCCAGCGGGTATCGCTGTAACGGGTAAGCTGGCGATTCTTGTCTCCTGCATAGCTGAATGACGTCACCAGCCCCAGCGTGTCCGTAAATTCATAACGGTATTTCACGTTAATCCCGTTAAGATTATCGCTACCGGGAGCGCTCGTCCGGGCATGAAGATACCCCGCGCTCAGCGTGGCCTGCTGCTCAGACGCCCATGCAGGCGCGCCGGATACGGCCAGACAGATGGCTGCGGACAAAATGGCGGCATAAAGTTTACGCATAATTACCTCTCGCTTTTCTGCAATAAAAAAGGCGCCATTTCTGGCGCCCGTATATGGGTTATAAAATTCAGCTGATACTGATGCCTGCGGTGGCTTTCTTCATCACCACAACCAGCAAATCGCTGATACTTGCTGTGGGATACCAGTTATTTACCAGCCATGCTGACACCGAAAACTCCAGTGTCATGTGACCGTGACCGGCAGGCATATCAATAACACCACTGTAAATCAGCGTATTATCCAGCGCGGTACGGTTATAAATTTCAGCACCGTTTTTCCGCACTATCAGACGGCATGAGGAGTAAATATCAGTATGCTCTCTCTCTCATGTTTAGCGCCGCTGAATGCCACCGCCGGAATAACAATCTGCCGGTCAAACGGCTGATCGTCATAAACCCTGACGGTAATGGTCCCTGATGGCCACCGTTCCGGTGCACGGGATCCCGGGGGAAAGCTTTGCCCACTGTTTTAACGAGATCGCCTTCAATCTGGTTCGCGGACAGTTTTCCCAGAACCCGACAGTTCTCGTTAATCGTGACGTTGTTGAGCGTCCCGGAGTTCGCATTCACACTGCCACTGATATCCGCATTTTTAGCGGTCAGCTTTCCGTCTGATGTCAGGGAAAATGCCGGAGGATTGCCGCCACTGGTAATGGTGGGAGCCGTCAGATATTTCAGGAACACTTCATTCATAAATATCTGATCGCCCTGACCAACAAACATCGGCTTTGTGTTGCCATTCGCAGGATTAATCATCGCAATCCTGTCTGCCGCCAGCAGCACCTGACTCTGCATTCCTGCTGGCGTATTCTCAATACCGGCACCGATACCCGCAATATAAAGGCGTCCGTCCTGCATCTGCTGCAGTTTCACGGCCCACATGCTGTTCAGGTTATTATTTGTATCAACCTGAACTTTCTGTATCTGCTGGATTGCCGCACTCTGATTTTCCAGTTTTTTATTGACGGTCTGCGTGATTTCATTGCTGACATTCGTAATGGACGTCCTGATTTCAGCCAGGTCCGGCGCAAGCTGACCGTTATCAATCTGCGTCCACAGCTCCTGGGCCAGATGTGTTTTCCCGATTTCTCCTTTGAAAAAATCCAGATAGCCGGATGCATCATCACTCGGCTGGCCAACAGCCTCCACAAATGCCGATTTGCCAACGGTGTTCACACTGCGGATATAAAAGTAATAATCATGGCCCGGTTTGATATTGATACTGGCGGCTATCCAGTACAGCCCCGTGCCAAGGTAGCGGGCTGTGGTTTCAACCTGCCTGATATCGGTAATCCGCGTTTCCGAAAACCAGAACTCAAACTGTACCGTCGGGTCATACACCGCAAGACGCGGGACCGCTGTTATCTGAAAATAGCCCGGTGTCAGCTCAATCTGTGACGGCGCTGCCGGTGCGGCAATCCGGAACGATACCGACGCCGGATCGCCCTGCTGCCCCCACGCATTTACCGCCCGGACTGTCAGCCTGTAGTTCCCCGGCGCCAGTTGCGTGAAGCGGTATGTGGTTTCCGTCGTCCGGGCCGTGCTGACCAGCCGCTCACTGCCGTCATCCGCGGCCACGGTCAGGCGAAGCATAAAGCTCACGCCCTTCACCACCTTCGGCGTGTCCCATTTCGCCTGCGCCAGATACTGACCGTCAGCTGCGCTCACCTCCACCGTCAGGTGCTGCACTGCCGGAGGGATGACGCTGTTCAGGGTGCCTGACTGCGGCTCAAAGCGGGCACCGTTATCCACGATGGCTTCTTTTTCCGGTACGTGCTGCACCGCCGTGATGGCAAAGGTGCCGTCCGTGTTTTCCCGGACGGAGACACAGCGGAACAGGCGACGGCGCAGTGACGGCAGGGAGAGCCCCCACACACCGTATGTCTCCACGCCATCAGGCAGGGTGCTGACCTGTATCCGGTCCGGCGCGGGGTGTGCAGTGATGGCCACGCTCACCGGCTTACCGCTGCCGTTAATCAGGTTCACCGTGGCGGCACCGGTCTCCGGCAGGGTCACCTCACGGTCCAGTGTCAGGGTGCGGCTGGCGGCATCGATGGACAGGATACGTCCGCCGGTCATGGTCCCGGCATAGTCGTTATCACAGATTTCAATAATGTCACCGGGTGTGTGACGCAGCCCCTGTGACCCGAGCGTGAAATCCACCGTCTGCGTTTCCAGCAGTCCGGTCTTTATCACCCACAGCCCGGCACGGTGGGCCTGACCGCGACTGGTGCAACCGAACGCATCCATCTTCAGCAGGTTGCGCCCGTAGCGCAGTATGGCTTCCGGGTCTTCCACCAGTTCCGTGGAGGTCTGCCAGCCGTTCTGCGGGTCGGTGTAATTCACCTCCACCGCCGTGTGGCGGTCCTTCAGGGCGCTGAAGCTGTAGCGAAACCCCACGCCGTTATCATCCACCACCACATCACTGCTGGTGTACGGCCACACCACATCCGACGGACTGTCCTGCACGAACGTCAGCGTCTGGCCGTTCCATACCGGCATACAGCGCATCGCCGAGCAGAAATCACTGAGAACGTCCCACGCCTTACGCTGTTGTGACAGGTACGCATTGAAAGTCATCCGCGGCTCTGTGCCCCCGAAACCATCAGGGACCATCTGGTCGCAGTACTGCGCAATGGCATACAGCGCCCACTTGTCCACATCCGCCGCCCCCAGGCGTTTTCCCATGCCGTAGCGCGGGTGAGTCAGCATGTCCCACAGGCACCAGGCCGGGTTGTTGCTGTATGCCGGTTTCAGGCTGCCGTCCCAGATGCCGCTGTACGTGCGTTTTTCCGGGTCATAGTTTGACGGCACCTGGATGATGCGACCTCGGATATGGTAGTTCACCGTCATCTGCTGGCCACCAAACTGCTCCGCATCCACCTGCAGCCCCACAATCGCCGTGTTCGGGTAGCACTGTTTCACATCGATGATTTCGGTGTATGACGACCAGAGCGTCTTATTCTGCAGCTGGTCCGAGGTGCTGTCCGCTGTCTCCCGGACCATCCGGATGTTAAAGGGCCGCTCAGGCAGATTATCCAGAATCACCGACGCCAGAAACTGCGAGGTGGTCTTGCCGTTAATGGTGACATCCTTTTCCGTCACCCAGTTACCGTTACGCTGCAACTGAATCAGCAGTCGGACAGAAGAGTGATTACGGTCGCCCTTTGAGGTGGTCTCCAACAGTGACTGCACCCCGAAGGTGACCCGCAGGCGGTCAATGTTCGCGGACGTAATGGTGCGCGTCACCGGCTTTGCCTTCGTCACTTCCACGCCCAGTGCGGTTTCCGCCCCGGAGGACTCAAAGCCTTCAGGTGGTGTCTGCTCCTGCTCCCCGGCGCGCCAGACCGCGGTCACACCATGTATCACAGGATTACCGTCCGTGTCCGTCAGCGGGGTTTTGTTCACCAGGATACTCTGCAGCCCCTTCACCGGACCTTCAATCGGCCCTTCACCAATGGCATCAATCACGCTCATCATCTGCGTGGACTTAAGATTGTCCTTTGCCTCAACCGGCGTGTGTGCCCTGCCGCCACCTTTACCCACTCGGTCCCCCTCTCCTGTCTGATGTCTGATGTCTGATGTCTGAATCTGTTTATGCCCCAAAAACGACAGGCACCCCGGAGGGTGCCTGTGTCATGACGGAATAAAATTTCTGAATTTCTTCACATTTTCTGTACGCCCCCGTGGCAGATATCATTCCCGGGCGTTACAGTTTTTTCGGGCCAATAAAAACAAAACTCCCTGTGGTTAATCTTCATTTTCTGTTCCCGCAGCCTTCGGTCACTGCGGGATTTTTTCGCTTTTATGCCTGCCGCCCGATAACCACCACCTTCCCGTCACCACCTTCATCACGGGTACTGATGTCCTGGGAGATTCGCCGTGAGCCAACCAGCATTTCACCGTAAGGCACCGGCATCGGGTTCCCCTGAGCAATCATGTTGTCCAGTGAGGAAAAGTACGTGTTCTGTCTGCCGTTATCCGTTGCGCGGTAATCCGGTGTTTTTGCCTTCGGTGCCAGCATCTGGGCCACACCGCCCAGTATCATGCTGGCCCCCAGTGAAAACAGCATCGTGGTGGCAGAAAAACCACCGGCTGCCAGGGCTGAACCCCATAACGCCATTGATGCCCCGGCCGTGAAGAACGACCCCACGATGGCCGCCGCCCCCAGCACAATCTGCAGTCCACCCTTTCCGGCCCCGGCCAGTCGCGGCACAATGTGGATGACCGTTCCCTCACCCAGCTGTTCGTGAAGACGGGCGTACACCGCCTCCGGTGCCGTGTCATCACCGGCAATACGTATCTGGTACCAGCCTTCGTTCATCTGACGGCGGAATCCCGGCATCTGCAGCGACAGGGCACGGATGGCTTCCGCTGCCGTGTTCACGTACAGGCTGAGGCGGCGGCCAAATCGTTGTAAATCCCCGTGAAGGCAGATACGTGCCAGTGGCGGTGACGCCAGGCTGAATGCGTTCGTCGTTGCCATTTTTCGGAATACCTCTCCCGTTTACTCAGTTGTTCAGGCAGATGGTGAAGCAGTTCACCGTTGCCGCAGTATATGGCGGCATGATTGGCCACCGATGCGCCAAAGCAGCACAGCAGGATATCGCCCGCCTGTGCAGAGGACAGGGGCACCCGGTAAAAGCCGGTGACCGCCATATTGTCCAGGTAAAGGTTCTGACCGTTGCGCCACCAGTCATCCTCACGCTCAAAATCCGGCATATCTATTCCCGCCAGATGGTAGGCATCCCGGAACAGCGTGTAACAGTCCGTCACCCCGTGCTCAAAGCGCCGTCCTGTCAGATGTGGCACACAGCGGAATTTATGAATTTCCCCCCGGCAGACCAGCCACCAGGACAGTGCACTTTTTATCTGCAGCCGCCGGTCGGCCTCGCTCAGCCAGGGCAGACCACCGGGGTGGCTGTGGACCAGTGCCACAATCTCCCCCTGCATTTCTGCCCGCAGCCAGTCCTCCGGCGACATCCGGAAATAATCTTCCGGCTCACCGGAGATATTCACGCAGGGAAAATATCTTTCCCCTTCCGGCGTTCTCACCACGAAGCCGCACGACTCCGCTGGTGCACATCGCCGGGCGTGCGCCAATATATTGCTATAGAGCATGAGAACTCCTGATAAAAACCCAGCCGAAGCTGGGTCATTTCGTTGGCAATCTGTTAGTAGTGATGCGGTGAAGGAGGTAATTCTTTATTCTTAAGTCTCATCCATGCGGAAAGATTCGTTGGTCCGTCTGGCTCATTGATATCAACATCTCGTGTGTGATTAATTAAAACGTCTCTCGCCATTCCAATAACATACGAGAACTCATGACCGTAGTCGTAGCATCTGCCGGAATAGTTCGATTGAATTTGTTTTAGCGCCGGATACAGTTCGCGGAATAATGCCTGTGAGCGGTTGGCATAATCCCATAGCCATACAAGGCTGTTTGCTTCTTTTGCGGAAAGCTCGTTGGTGCTCTTCTCTTGTTTGCCGATTAACTCTCCTTCAAGCGGAACGCGAGCAGCAAGTGACAGAGCTTCGGTAAACTGCTCCTCGCTGATTTCTTTGTATGAACACCCAAAATGAGATTTCAGTGACGACCACATGGTGATCATCGCCTTCGCCTGTTTTTCTTTTGGCAGAGACTGACCGCGACTCATGACGAGTTGTTTAATGGCTTCCTGCTGTTCAGTGGTGATTTTCCCCGGCAATGCCTTTTTAGCTTTGCGCGGGTTAATCACATGGCCTTTAGTCCAGTACTCGTAGAGCACATCGTCACACTCTTCCTGATACTGGATTACCTTGTCGCGGATTTCAGGGCGGACTTTGTTTGGTTGAATGCTTGAAAGCCAAGCCGCAAATTTACGAAAGGCAAGACATGTCATTAACTGTTTACCGCCAGCAGAAGGTATTTCGATTTCCGAAATACCTTTGACAAACCTCTGTTTTAACTTAACAAATTGAGCAGCCCAAACCATCCCCATACCTTCAACAACAGGCTTCATAGGAACATAAGGCTCATTGTTAATTCCAACCAAAAAGAGATTTGTTCCGTGGAATGGAACATTGATTGTGCGATCTGCAATTGCTAAACTAGTCATATCAGTTTTCTCGTGGTTAACTGGTAATTTAGAAGCCTCAATGGTTGCAGCCATTGAGGCTTCGCTGTTTTTAGCGACCATTCGCCACCTCTTCCCTAACACCTTTTGCCAGCAAACGAACAATTGCAGAGTTCAGAGATATACAGTCCATTTCCGCCAGGCGGCGAAGGTCTTCATTCAGCCGTGATGGAAGGCGAAGGTTGAGTTTGATATTTTTGCGCTCAGTGAAAAGTGTATCTTGCATTATCTAATCTCCTTTATTTGGTGCCAAAGTGACGCCATGAAGGCCATAATGCCACCATTGAAATCGTATGGCAATATGGCACCATGATTTTTTTTGAGAGATTTGCAATGGCCGAAAAACAAGTAAAAGACTACGACAAGTTCAACCTCCGTTTTCCTGACGGAATGCGAGATGCTATAGCTGAACGAGCCAAACGAAACGGGCGCTCTATGAACTCAGAGATTGTTCAGATACTGGAAGATGCCTTGAATGCAGAAAATACACTCGGGGAAATAGCAGATAAAATTAACAGCGTCTCGGTTCCGCTAAATGTTGATGCGCTAGTTCAACTTCAAGCCCAGGTTATCGCCATGCAAAAAGAAATACAGGAAAAGTTCAGAGAGCAGAACGAAAAGTTGAGAGAACTACTAAATAAAAAACCCACCTGACGGTGGGCATAATCCATTACTGCGAAAGTTTATTAATGGAAAGGAAACCGCCAAAATTGCCGACATTCCTGCGCAGTTCACACCCGCGCATGCACTTGCTGCATCTGTCCTTACGGATATCCGTGGTGGGGTTGTCGAACTCATCCGCCACCGCAGGACCGTTATACCCGCATTCATCTCCCCGGTAATCCCACATACAGGTGTTCGCCAGCATGATGCGACCGGGAAACAGCGCCCCGTCCGTCTCGGTCGGTGTGGCCAGCACAAACGAGGCTGTCATGGCCGTCAGCTCTGACATCTGCTCCACCACCCAGCGGTCGCTCAGCTCCTGCTCCGGGTCCGCTTCCGGATTGCCCGCCACAAAATTCACCGCATCCAGAAAACGGGCATACACCCGGCGGCGGACCACCGTGGCCCCCACCAGGCTCTGCAGGTCCTCCGCCATCCCGGTGACAAGACTGAACAGATTGGACACCGTCAGCGACGGGCGGGCACTGCTGCCCTTCCCGTTCATCTCAAAGCCACTGCCGTCAATCGGGTATACCTGATATTGCCGCCCCTGCCAGGTGACCGCCTCCCCTTTTTCATTCAGCTCATTACAGAAAAAATACCGCTCACCGCCCTGCACCGTCAGGTCGATTTCCCAGAGCACCACCCGCGGTGACTGCTCTGACTTAACCGACTCGTTCAGGCTTTCTTCATGAATATTCTGCATCAGTTCACCACCTGCTCTATCGTGCAACTGAAATCACTGTACCGGGCATTATCCGTGACACTCCACTCACGGCACACAACCCTCACCGTCCGGTTATGTTTCGGCGGTCGCCACAAAAAGGCACGGTAACCACCATGCCAGGATAAAAATTCATCCAGCCAGCGCCGGGTTGACTCATCCGTCACCCGGAACACCGCCTGAAACGTCTTCAGTTGAGGATTCAGCCCTGTGGGGCGGCGCTGTTCATAACCGTCACCAAACCGCACCCTCACCACCGACGGCTTCTCACTCACCTGCATCCCTTCACGCGGGACCAGATGCAGCGTTTTTATCTCAGCCACTCAGCATTCCTCCGTCACGTCGCATGGACAGCATCACCGCCTGCACCCGCTGGTCAATCAGCTGCACAAGACTGCCTGCCGCCTCCGGCCCTATCTGTCCGTTAGCCCCGTCATTCTGAATGGCAATGTGGTAGACCGGGGAATACACCAGACCAGCACTGCCGTTCATACTGCCCACGGCGCGTACGCCCAGCGAGCCATCCGCCGCCCGGGTCAGGGGCATAATAGCTTCAGGTCCGGCTTCCCCCATCAGCCCGGCCCCTTTTGCAAACGCAAAGTACGTGGGCGTGTCCACAATGCTGTTGCTGTACGCGCTCAGGTTTGCCGAGGTATACACGCCGCCTTTTGCATTGGCCACCGCTCCGCCCAGCCAGTCACCAATGCTGCCGAGAAATCCTCCCGCACCGGACATACCGTTTGCCGCCGTCTTAATTCCGTTGACAATCGCGGCATTCATAAGAACTTTTGATATTTCCTGCAGCACTGATGAGGCCCAGCTGCGCCATTCCACTTTATTTCCGTTCAGCATCTCCGTGATGTTATTCACCATCCCTGAGATACCCTCCGTCGCCAGCTGTGCTGCCTGTGAGGCGTAATCGGACGCATTATCCACCCAGTTACTGAATCCCTCCTGCAGCCCTTTCTGCCAGTCCGCACGCTGCGCATCCGATTCGGCATAAAAAGTTTCCTGGTCTTTAAGGCGTTCGCTCAGATACTGCGCGTTCTGTGCCAGAGCCTGTCTGTAAAAATCCTCACTGATATCCCCGGTCTGATACTGAGACTGAAGGTCCGCATCCTTCTGGCGGAAGCTGTCGCGGATCTGCTGCAACTCCCGCATGCGTTCTCTGGCTCGCTCCCCCTGCCCGTACCCCAGCAGTTCAGCATCATTCGACGCACGCGCAGCCGCATTCTCATTCTTCAGTGTCTCTTCCCGGGATCGCAACTGTTCCCGGATTTTTTGCTGGTCAATCAGGGTCGCGTTACGCAGCAGTTCCTGCTTCTGCATCTCCGTCAGGGTTTTCAGTTCACCCAGCGCTGTCTGGTATTTCAGCTTCGCCAGCTCTGTATTCTGCCCCACCAGTGCCAGTTGCTCTTTCTGCTGCTTCAGCAGCCGGGAAAAACTGTCTTCCGCTTTTTCCGTCTCTGATTTTCCACCCCGGGATTTGGGTTTATTCGCCTCGTTATTGCGCCAGGCTTCCAGGGCATTACTGATATAACGTTGTCTCGCCTCCTGATACGGATCACCCACAAAACCGAGGTCATCCGCCGCATACCCCAGTCGGACACGCTCTTTTTCTTCCCCTTTCAGTCTGGACAGGGCCAGCTCACGCTCTGTTTTTGTCAGGGCACTCTGCTGTTTATCATCCAGGGTGGCCTGCGGCAGCCGTAACGGTACATTCACCAGTCCCTGACGCTGCTGAAGCAGTTCATTCCCCAGCCCCAGCAGACGGTTGAATTCCGTATGCTGACCGTTCATAACCAGCATGGACTGGTACACCTTATTCTGCTCTGCCGCCTGCTGACGAATTAACGCCACACGACGGTCTTCCAGCCCGGCAAGCACATCCTGAATGGACTGCGCTTTTTCCTGCATCTGTGCCAGACGGGACTGCTCAACGGCAAGCTGCTCTGTTGCCTGAGAAAGCCCTTCCGTTACGGTCTTCACCGATGTCAGATGGTTTATCATGAATCCGTCACCGGTCGTCCAGCCCGGGTTCGCCAGAACATACTGATATCCTGCGATTTTTTCCTGCAGGGATTTCACCCGACTGGCCTGTTCATCAATCAGCCGGTTCTGCTCTGTCAGCGCCGCCCGTGTTCGTCCTTCATTATCTGAGGCTTCAGGCAAAGACATTGACGGCGTTTTATGCGCGATTTCATCTATCGTCAGTGCATACTGGCGCGCAGACTCCCTGGCCTGCTCCTGATTCTGGTACAGCGTGTACCATGCTGCAGCCCCCAGCATCACCAGTCCGGGTACGCCACCAACCAGCCCCAGCGCACCGCTCATCAGACGTGAGCCCACCGCCGTTGTACTGTTCAGCGCATTCTGGGCGGCGTTCTGGCAGCAATATTTCTGTTCAGGCGTTCCTGTGTGGCCGCCAGACGGGCCTCTGCAGCAATCTGCATCTCCGTCCCGCGGGCTGCCGCCACGGCCTGCTGAGCACGGTACACGGCTGCCCTTGCCCGCGCCGTGGCAATCTGCGTTCCCCTGAACTGTGCTTCCGCCAGTGCAACTTCATTACGTGCAGCCGTCACAAGTCCTGCCGTGGCAGACATCGCTCCGGAGGCCATATTGCCAAAGTACCGGGCAACCCCGACGGCAACCAGCGCGCCCACGGCTGTTGCCACATTATCAATCTGTCCGGCAACACCGTTCAGCATGCCGGAGAGCGTTTTTGTCACCCCGCTGGCCTCATTCGCACCGCCCACCCAGGCCATAAAGGCGTTTTCCACCTTTGTGATACTACTGGAAACCGTTTCCGGCATGGCCGCATATTCATCACGTAATATCCCCAGCTGGCTGATTAACGCGGGGACCACTTTATCCGCTGTCAGTTTTCCGTCATCCGCCATTGCCTTCAGATCTTTACGGGCCACGCCCATACCCGCAGCCAGTGCACGTACGATCCGGTCACCACTTTCATTGACCGAATTAAACTCCTCACCACGCAATACACCCTGCGCCAGCGCCTGACTGAACTGGGTGATCACCGAGCCCGCCTCTGCCGTACTGGCACCGGAGATTTTCAGCCCTGTCGAAATGGCCTCCGTCACCTTCAGCACATCATCAGCACTGTAACCATATTCACGCATCGAGGCAGCCGAACGGGCAAACAGGGCCGCATTATCCGAAAATGCGGTGCCTGTCCGCTGGCTGATATCCATCAGCACTTTCTGTGATGACGCAAATTCATCGGATGACTGTGATGCCTGTTTCAGACGGGCATTCACGGAGCTCCATTCATCCGCCAGCGAAATCAGGTGTCCGGTGGCAAAGGCACCGGCAAACGCACCGGTCATTCCGACAGCCGAAGCGCGGATTTCCGTCAACTGGCTGTGCAGCTCAGCCAGAGCCCGGCGCTGCTCCCTGGCTGCCGCAGCAGCCTGACGTCCGCCATTCTGCAGGGTCCGGTAATATTCACTGCCCATACGGGACGCCCGCTGGATCTCCGACTGGAATGACTGTGAATTTGCCGAAATTTTGATAATCAGTTCACGTAACGTCGCCATTCACCTTTCTCCGGGCGTAAAAAAACCGCCTCAGCGGTTCTCATCATTCATGACTGTGCTGCAAGGCTCAGCGCGTCTTCCAGCGCCGCAAACGGATCCACCTCCGGCTTATCCTCATCCTCGCCCCAGCAGAGCATGGCGTCCTTCAGTGCAACATTCATCCCCTGTGCCCCGAAAACCGCTTTCACGATCTGTGCATTACGGATATCCCCGCGCTCATCACCCAGCGGGGATATCCTGTCGAACTCCATCCACATCATCGCCTCGCTCGCACTCAGGCTGTGGCGCAGTTCGGATAAGGTGCGCCCCAGACGGAGCGCAAGTCGCATCAGAAAGCGAATTTCCGGGCGGGCTACTTTTTTCTGGCCGACTCTGCATCAGCGATCAGTTCCAGTGCCTGACGCAGCAACCGGGCATGTACCGGACCATAGACGGCCAGCACCTGCTCACGGTCGTCCGGAGTGAACACCCGCTGCAGGTCCGTATCACACAGGACATCGCAGAACAGCGTCACATCCGCTTCCAGGTTACGGCGGGTTTTCGCCACCACCGACAGGGTATCGTCATCCTCTCCATCACCATTGAGCACTTCCTGCCACAGATACCAGGCCTCTGCCGAAGGCTCCCGCAGCACCACGCTGACATTACCCCATTCCGGCACCTTCACCGTTTTATGACGAAACCCTGACAGTCTGGCCAGCGCCAGCGTTTTCAGATCCTTTTTCATGATGACCCATCCCCTTATCCGGCGGCAGCGCTCACTGTCACGGTGCATTCAACAGACGTCACACTCTGTGCTTTCTCTGCCGAATCGGTCACCACACAGGTATATTTCCCCGCATCAGCGGACTGCGCACCTGGCTTACTGAAGGTGTCTGTCGTCTGCCCGTCAACCGGCTGACCATCCTTCTTCCAGGCGTATTTATACGGCGGCGTTCCCCCGTTGGCACTGACTGACATTGTCAGCAGCGCACCGGTATTCACGGTAAGTGTCTTATCCAGATTTTTCACAAACGCCAGCGGTACCACAAAGGACACCGGTTTGCCTTTCAGACGCAGTGAGAACGTTGCAGCCACCACGCCGTTGGTACCGGATGACCAGGTGTGCTGGCGCACTTCCGCCAGGAATTTAAAGCCCTTACCGGACGGAAACAGCACCTTAAACGCATACAACGCGTCATTGTCATAGGCATCACGCAGGGCGTTCTGGGCCTGATTCAGATAAAAATTGCCCGACATGGAAATCTCAGACGACGCCCCCAGACCATTGATGTTCTCCTGCTCTGTGGAGCAGAGCGTGGTCACATCAATATCCTGTTTCTGCCCGGCGGTGAACTGCACTTCCTTGATGGTGCAGTCCAGGCGCAGATATTCCGCCTTATCCATAGTTTCAGCAGTCGCCGGGGCAGATGAAATCATCACCTGCGTCAGCTGTGAGCGTTCATACAAAGCAGACATTCTGCCTCCTGATAATAAAAAACCCGCACGCGGCGGGGTATGGGTTTTGTAGAAAAAAGAAAAAGTCACACCGTGACCTGAAACTCCAGGGTTGCACGGTAACAGCGGTTTTCCGGAATATAGTCCTGCATTTCACTGACGGATCCCGGGGCCAGCAGCATTATGGCTTCACGGGCGTCCTGACGTATCTGACGCGCCTGCGTCACAGTCCCGGCATAAACGTCTATCTGCACCGACACTGAGGACTCCGCCTGCCCGCCCATCACGTCCGCTGACACCGATGAAATCAGGCTGAAAACCACCCACGGAAGCGCCACCGACGGCCTGCCATCCAGCAGGGGGACCACATACGGGTACACCTGCCCGCCGGCAAGATGCGCCAGATGAGGATACAAATCCGCCTCCGTCATCGTCTCAGTACCTCATCAATGGCCCGGTTCATCCGCGCAATCGCCACCTGTGCCGCCTGTTCACTGCGCACATCAAATGCCGGGCGCACAAACGGGTGCGGTGGCATATTCACGGTCCCCATTTCCACAAACCGCCAGTAGAAAGCATTGCGCGGGTTATCCGCCTTCATGGTGTTATCGCTGTTACCGGTGTCCGGATTAACACCCCGGATATGCACACCGGATTCCATCCCGCCATCGCGGGAGCACCGGGAAAGGACCACCACATTGCGGCGAAGTTTTCCCCTGCGTACCGGTGCCCGTGACACCACTTCTTCTTTCAGCACATTCGCACCCGCACGGGTTGCCTCACGCAGCACCCGGTTATTTTCTGCACCA